GGTTTTTCCCAACAGGAGAATTACAACAAACACCAAACAAATATGTGATATGGAATTATGTTGATAATGTTTGGTCAATCGGTGAAATGGATAGAGGATGTTGGATCGACCAAGGTGTCTTTGATTATCCGATTGCATGTGATTCAAGTGGTAATGTTTACCAGCACGATAGCACTACATTAAACAATTCAGAGAATTTAGGTGCAGCAGTTCCTTACGCACAATCAGGACCTATCGAAATAGGTAACGGTGATAACTATGTGCAATGTAATCAAATACTACCCGATGAAGAAGCAAATACATTACCTGGTGTTGTTATAAGTTTTACAGGAAGATTTACACCACTCGGAGCAGAAACAAATTTTGGTAACTTTACTTTTAATAGTGATGGTTACACCGATGCAAGATTTACAGCCAGACAAGTTCGTATGAAAGTTACTGGCACAACCAATCAAGAATTTCAGGTTGGTAATATACGATTAGATTTAAGAAACAGAGGTCGTAGATAGTGGCAAGAAAAACACTTACAAGACCTGGTGAAAGTTTTGATACAAATTACTTAAATTATTTAATATCAGAAGTAGAATATCAAACAGGTATTACTTTTAATAAAGGTGAAAGAATACAAATAAATGGTGGCGATGCTACCGAGTTAGTATTGGTGAGTCCAAATGGAACAAAATATAAAGTTAGTGTCGCAGACAACGGAACACTCTCCACCTCCACAACAGTCTAAAGAAGACTGGGAAGTAGAGTTTGAAAGGTTAGAGCATCATATTATTCGTGCATTAAAGCACCAAGATATGTATAATTTAACTGATATTAAAGAAAAAATAGGCCAAGGAATGTTTCATATATGGCCTGGTAAGAACTCTGTAATGATAACAGAGTTTGTAGAATACCCCAGAGTAAAGGTGATGAATTTATTATTCTGTGGTGGTGACTACAGAGAGCTGGAAGCAATGATGCCTAGCTTTGAACAATTTGCAAAACATTTTGGATGCAAAAGAATTTATGGTGGTGGTCGTAAAGGCTGGCTACGAAAAATAAAACATCTTGGCTTTGACCAAGAATATCTGGTTAGAAAAGAATTATGAGTAAAGGAAAAAGCACAACTACAACAACAACTGATCCAACACAAATGGCTATCTATGAAGACCTTTATGGTAAGGCTAAAGGTATAGCTGGACAACCTTTTGTTCCATATACAGGTGCAAGAGTTGCTGGATTTAATCCAGACCAATTAAAATCTTTTGATGCGACAAGAGGAATGTTTAATCAATCTATGGGTTTCAATCCAAGTGATAAACTTAATACTTTAGCAAACCAAGGCGCACCAAGTTTATTAGACACAGATATAAGTGCATACCAAAATCCTTTTCAACAACAGGTCATTGATAACTCACTTGGTGATTTAAACCGAGCAAGACAAATGCAAATACAAAGTGACCAAGATGCAGCAATCGGAAGAGGTGCATTTGGTGGTTCACGTTCAGCATTATTAGAATCAGAAACAAACAGAAACTTTGCAGATAGAGCTGGTAATCTTGCATCTAGCTTACGTTCACAAGGCTTTGATAGAGCTACAAGTTTAGCTGGACAAGATATGAGCAGAGATATGCAAAACAGACAATTCCAATCTGGTTTATTAGGCGGACAATTAAGCGACCAATACAGAAACTTAGGAATGTTATCTGGTATAGGTGGTCAACAACAAGGACTACAACAAGCTGGAATGGATGCTGGATATGGCGAGTTTATGAGAGCCTTGGGTTACGGCCCACAACAACTTGGTCTATTGGCTCAAGGTGTTAGTGCGTTGCCTACGCAGACTAATCAATCTAATAGTTACAAACCTGGAACGTTAGATCAGTTAGGACAGGTAGCATCTATTTTTTCTGGTTTTGGTTTTGGATAAGGTTAATAGGAGATAATTATGGCAAATATATTTTCAAATTTTGGTAATAAAGTAGGAAATGCTTTTACTAATCTTGGTCAAGGCGGAAATTTATTTAATGCAAATCCTGTAGAAATAGCAGCTTTATCTGATGAAGATAAAAAAAGATTTAGAAATGAAGGATTAGAAAGATTTGCTAACTCTTTAGGTGTAGCAGCAGCTATAGGTAGTGGTGACTCACAAAGAATAGCTTTAGCTCAAAATAAAATAAGACAAACAAAAATTGATAAAGAAAATGCTAGAGCAAAAGCAGAGCAAGAAAAAGCAATAGAAAATTATAAAAAAAATAATCCAGATAAGGCTGATTTTATAGATGCTATTCTTGGGGGCGTACCCTCTCAAGTTGTAATGTCTGAAGATAAAGTTCCTGACCAGTCTGAAATATACAAACAAGCTGCTGCCAGAATTAAAAACATTATTCTTAATGAGAGTATTGATAGTCCTAATTTAAGCAAAAATGAATTAGATTTTTATAATAAATATATAAACAAACAAGGGTTTATGTCTATTAACGAGGCAATCGCAGCTTCATTGATTGGAGGTAATTCTAATCTTTCAAATAATTCCAATGAAGATATTATTCAAGATGGAAAAACATATTCTTATGTAAGGACAAATGAAGATGGCAAAAAAGTATATGTGAATGATGGTAAAGAATATGTGTTCCAGGATTAATAGAAATGCCGCTTGTTCCTATAGAAGAATACAAACCTAAAGAAACTAAACAAAATAAATTAGTTCCTATAGAAGAATACAAACCTAAACTTGTTCCTTTAGAGCAATCCAGTTCTCCGCAAAAATTATCTGAATCAGAATTAAAAGAAAATCCAGAATTTATTAGAGCTGCTAAAAGTATCTACGAATGGAATGAAGGCAGAACTTTTGGTTTTAAAAAAGACAGCAAACCTAAAAAGCTAAACTCCGATAAAGAGTATGCGGACTATGCCCTAAGATATATGGGTTGGTTTAATTACAATATACCTAAGATGGGTAAAGAAGCTTTTGATTTAAGAACAAATGCAAACCAACAACAACGAGAAGACTTTGTTACCTTGATGGATATGTATGACAACAAGAAAACCAGTCTTGCTGGTACCACAAGATTGGTAAAAGGACTTGCTACTGACCCATCAACTTATGTGGGCATAGGAACATTTGGTGCTGGCCTACTTGCAAGAGAAGGTGCCAAACAAACAGCAAAGCAAGGTATAAAAGAACTTGTTAAAGAAGGTGCAAAACAAGGAGCGAAGATAGGAGCTATAGAGGGTGCAACTTATTCAACAGTTGATAATGCGCTAAGACAATCCACCAGAATAATGTCTGGTCAAAGAGAAGGCTTTGATTTTGGCGAGTCAGCCAAGGCAGCTGGTCTTGGAGCTGGACTGGGTGTAGTGTTAGGTAGTTCAATAGGCGGGGCTAGTTCTTTTGTAAAAAATAAAAACAAAGTACCAGCACAAGCAAACGAAATGGTTGGTCCAATAGACTTGGTTGGTCCAAGGGTAGAAACTCCAGCCGAACTAGATGTTGTTGCACCTAAAGTAGAAACACCTAAACGTGGAACTAAGATTCCAGAAATGTTTATAGTTCCCAAAGAACCTAAAGTAAGAACTGCTACAGACTACATTGGTAAGATTAAAGACGGAGAAAGGTCTGGTGAACTAAAAGGTATATTTGAAGATGCGTCTGGAAACATACAAAGAAAATTTAAAGCTGGTCAAAACCAAGAAGGAAATACCCTGGATGATTTAGATGATGTAGCAAACTCTATGATGGAAGACGGATTCTATACAAGAGCCGATCTTGAGTCGGATTCAAGTGGTATGACAAACAGGGTATTAGAAGATTTAAGAAATGACGCAGATCATCCAGAAGATGCTGCTATATATGCAGAGTGGCAAAGAAAAACTGATGAAGGAAAAAAAGTAAGAAAAGTTTTAGATGATAGCAATGTTAATTATAAAGGTATGACTAACGAAGAAGTTAGAGAAACCTATGATGACATTGTGTATAACAGAATAGACCCAAGACCAGTTGAGCCTAAATCTTTTTATAAAGAACAAGATGCTTTAGCTGATGAGTTCGTAGCAGCAGAAGGCGGCAATATTAATAAAGTAAAAGCAGATGATGTTATTGATACTCCAGATGGTAAAGACTTTCAAACTGATACGACTACTGGTTTAAACCAAAGGGTAATTGATGTTGGTCAAGAAATTATAAAAGAACTTAACATACCAGTAAGTAAGAATGTAAGAATATCAGATCAGTTAAAAGAAGCTGTACTACTAGCAAACTCAAGTCCAAAATTCTTTAATCAGTTTGTAGATATTTTAAAAAGAAATGATCTTACTGTAGAAGAGTTGTCATCTGTATTTAAAGAAAGCATCTCTGATTCAGCTAGACGTATGCAACAGTTAAGCACAGCTAAACAATCCATGAAAAGAATGGGACAAGAGCTTGGCGAGATAGCACCAGACGAAGGCTGGTATGCAAACTTTGCAAAAGAATATACAGATATAGTAAGAGACTTAGACAACATAAGAAGAGGTTTATTAGTTAGCCAGATAGCAACAGCAATGCGTAACAACACAGCTCAAATAGGAAGAGTTGCTATGCACACGTTAATAGAATCTTTTGATGATGTTTTAAATAGAACATTTAATCCATTAAGAAAAGCATTTGGTGCGGAAACAAAAAGAGTTGATGGTGCTGAGTCATTCCGCTTGATGATGAACTTAACAAAAAACAAAAAACAATCAGCAGAATTAACTGAGTTTTTGACAAAATATTTTGTTAATGAAAGCGATAGACTTTTTACTAAGTATGCTTCAGAGGTAGCTGATTCATCAAAAGCTAAAGTATTTAAAAGCGCACAGAAGATGGTTGATGGCCTTAATACTTTAAATAGAATACAAGAGTTTTGGTATAGAAGAGGCATGTTTGCAACATCCATACAAGATGCTTTAGCGGCAAAAGGTATTGAAATTAAAGATGTTGGTATAAATGATGATCTTTTAAAATACCTTGATGCGTCTGATATAGAAAAAGCAGTTGATGATGCTTTATATTTTACTTATGCAAAGACACCAGACAACAAAGCATTAAAAGCATTTGTAGATTTAGCTAACTCCATACCTTTTATTACAACAGGCGTATTTCCCTTTGCTAGATTTATGGCTAACGCTATTGATTTTCAATTCAGACATTCACCACTTGGCTTTTTAAAATTATTATCTCCAGCAGAACATAAAAGAATAGCTGCTGGTGACACTAAAGCATTTAGCGAGGCTGTAATAGGATCAACTATTTTATTTGCAACTATTGAAGCTAAAAGAAAAGGATCAGAAGATCACAAATGGTATGAGGTGGAAACATCATCTGGAAAGACTATAGATATGCGACCATACTTTCCATTAACTCCTTACTTATTTATAGCAGATGTAGTTACCAGATTAGAAAGCGGTAGAAGTTGGGGTGATCCAAAAGATATTTTACAAGCATTAACTGGCGCACAATTTAGAGCTGGTGCAAGTTTGCAGCTAGTGCAAAACCTTTTAGACGGAATGGTTGGATTAGATACAGAAGAAAAAATAAATAGGTTTATGTCTGACTATGTTTCCAATGTTCTTGGTGGATTCTTAACTCCACTTAGAATGTTTAATGATTTTATAGACCAGGATCAGGAGTTTAGAGCGCCTGTGCCAACAGGTGAGTTCTTAGCTGATACAACTAATAGATTAAAAACAAGCATACCTATAGTAAGAAATCAATTTCCAGAATTAGAATCACCCACAAGAGAGGCTGCTCCAGGAAGACCAGATACAGTACAAATACCTTTTACAGATATTAATGTTCCAGGGCCGCTTACAAGACAGCTTACTGGTGCTACTGTAAGAGAAGAAAAGAATCCAGCAGAAAGAGAGTTTGATAGATTAGGATTTAAAAGAAGAGATATATTACCTTACTCTGGTAACACTATTGTAGATCAGACAAGAGCTAAGTTAATGGGAAAGGAAGTTGAAAATAAAATAGGCATTTTAGTTCAATCTGATTTTTATAAATCTAAAACTAATGCTGAAAAAGAACTAATACTAAGAAAAGTTTTACAAGGGATAAGAAGTTCAGCTAACGATTACATAAAAGCAAATAAGATAAATGAAGAAGCCTTCCAAAAAGCAGCGTTTAATAGACAACCTAAATATATGAAGAAGCTATTAGCTGAAAGAGGTATAACTTGGAAAACATTTAATGACACGCAAGACGGAGCGGATAGGTAGGAGTGGCGAATACTTAACCTGCTCAGTCCTGGCGAGAGAATCAGACACCGTTACAATAATGCCTCATACATCTCATGCTGATGTAATCTTTGAATGGAAACATAAACTATATAGATGCCAAGTTAAAACAGTCACACATATAGAATCTAAATATAAAAATTGGCGATTTGATATTCGCAAAGGCAATACCACAAAAGGAAGACATTATAATAAAAATCAAATAGATATAATCGCAATGGTTAATCTTAAATACCAGACTATATGCTTCAAAGCCTTTTCTGATTGTCAAACTACACAAATCACGATAAAGGACGAAATTATGAAATCAACCAATTCTATTGATAGTTTAAAAGATGCTATGGAGTCGATTATTTTGGCGACTAATAGTCGACAAGGCAAAAATGAGTCGACTTCTGGTACTAAAAAAACTGCAATAAATGGCTGATTTCTGGTCTTTGACCCCTTCGTCTATCGGTTAGGACACCTGGTTTTCATTCTTAAATATTATCCATCACACAGTTTCTCGACTGTACATTATTTCCCTAAAAACCCTTGTTTTCTTTACAAGATTCGATTTATAATCTACTTAATAGGTAATTAAAATACACGCCATTTCGACATCAGCTGTCGACTATATGGCGACTCTGCTTGGAGGTACGAGTTATGGCTAGATATAAAAGAGATACAAAGGTAAACAATTTATTAATCACAGAAAAAACTTATAGAGTCTTCTATCGGATTAATGGAAGGAAGAGAGAGCTTACTCTTGGTAGTAGAGACATACCAATCAATGTAGCAAGAAACAAAGCACAACAAATACTTGGTGAAGTTGCACAAGGTATTGATCCATTAAATACCAGGGGTGGAGAAACTTTAAATCAAGCGTTTGAATATTACATTGATAAGTTAATACAAAATAAAAGAAGAGTTGCTATGCCTAACAAGAACGGTAAGCCTGGTGAATATGTAAGAATGTGGGATAAAGATGTTAAGAATGATTTAGGTAAAAAAAATCTAACAGATATAACTAGGGGTGATATTACAAGATTACATTTAGAAATATCTAAAAGAGGTTCTTATGCTGCTAACAGGGTTATACAGATGATATCTGGTTGTTATAACCATGC